GATTTCGACGTTCTTGCCGAGCGCGCACAGAAACGCTATTCGCCGCCGCAGGACAAGAATCCGCCAGTGAGCCGGGCGGAGTGTTCGACGAGTTTGGTGGGCGTAGGGGACTGGGAATAAAGACTATGAACGCACAAATGTCAAAGAAGATCGTTTTTTGGCTGGATACCCTCAGTGGCCAGATCAAAATGGGCTTGCCGGAGGAGTATCCGGCGCCAGCGTTTCACGAAAAGATTGTTTGCGGAAGTGTGTTTGAAGCGGAACGCTGGTCACACAAGATGCGGCGCCAAGAAGCGGAGCGCGAAGCGCAGGAAGATGCGAAGCGCGACGAGATCGAAGAGCGCATGAGAGCGAACCATCGCAGTCACATACTACATTTGATGGCGAATGCCAGGAACAACATCAACCGCGAGTTTCTGCGCCGGCATTTGGAGTTATACGACGCGCGGCCGGACCGAACCAAGAGCAAGCGGGAAAGCTACCTGCACGCAGAAGCGTTTGAGAAGGGACATTAAAGAGTGCGAATGTGCAATTCAGACCGTACATTTTTCTCCAACTAACTCATGGTGGAATCGAGGTGCAACAATGATTTCTCTTCTAATAACGATTTTGGTAATATGCCTGATTTTTGGTTTGATCTGGTGGGTTATCAGCTTGATTCCTATTCCCGCGCCATTTGGACAGGTGGCGCGCGTCATCGTTGCAGTCATATTTTGTATATGGCTGATTTACCTACTGCTTCCATTTGCCGGCATTGGCGGTGGAATGCACGTTGCAGGTCCTTGCCGCTAAAAAACCGGCGAATGGCCAGGTTCCAACTTGTCTCTGGCGATTTCTTTGTCTCTGCGAGTGAAGCGCATAGCAGAAAAACAATTATTAACCGTAAAACACCGTAAAAGCACTAATAAATTGCAATAGAGCAACAACATAATTTTTATTGACTTAGGCAAAGAATATAGACGCGAAAATTATTTTCGCCTATGCTGCGCACAAGATAAGCGGATGCGGCCTGCGGGGGAAAGGGTGGCGCGGCGGCAATCGCAAACGAAGAGAACCGGGGCGGAAACGGACGTTTGATGGAGCTGGAAACTGTCCAGTGGCAAGTGCCGCGCTTTGAAACGTCGCCGGAAACGCGGATCGGTTGGGTCGAAGAACAGATTCAAGAGGGGGAAGGCTTTCTTGAAAGCCAATCCTGCTACAAGAATCTGAGCACGAACCTGCGCATCTTCGACGCCGTATTCAAAGACAACTCCCGCTCGACGCTGGTCACCAACGAACTGAAATACGACATTCGTAAATTCTGCGAGACGCTGGCCGAGGTACGCGAGATTGCCGCCTACGGGTCGGACATTCCGGCCTACAAGAAGATGGCGGAGATGCTGACCAAGGTATCGAAGTGCGTTTATCTCGAATCTGATTTTCCCTTTCAAATTCTCAAAGTGCTGCAATATGCCAGCGTGATGGGCATCGGCTACCTGTGGCCGAAGGTACGCGCCGACGAATACGGCTACGGCGAGCGCAAGATGGTTTTTGACGCGCTGGGATTGCTGGATGTGATTCCGGTGCAGATACCGCGGAGCAACGACGTTCAGGATGCCTACGCGGTCACGATCTACGATTACATGCCGATTGCCGAAGCTCACGGACGCTTCCCACTCTTCCAGGGCCAGCTTCAGACGGTGGGGCCGCGCAACTACCGGACACAGATGCAGGCGCGGCGCATTGATTTCACCGAACGGTACAGATATGGCGACCAAAGCCGTAATTTTGGCAATCTTTACTGCGAGATACGCTACACCTTCATTCGCGACCTGCGCATCAACACCACCGGCTACGAGCTGCCCATGGGCGACCCGGACACGACCTGGTTTTACAAGGTGCCATACGTGGGTCAGTCGATCTTTGGCGGGATGCGCAATGGCCAGCCGCAGATGCGGCCGGCGATGGTGGAAGATTGCCGGGTGTATCCCAATCTGCGGCTGATTATCAGCAGCACGGGGCTCGACAAGCCGATGTACGACGGACCAAGTTTCGATTGGGATGGGAAGATGCCGGTGGTGCAGTACACCGTGGACGACTGGGCGTGGGAGCCGCTGGGCCGTTCTCTTGTGGGCGACGTGGGAACGATCGAAAACACCACGAGAAAGATTGAACGCAAGCTGGACCAGGTGATTACCGCGACGCTGAACCCGCCGATCGGCTACGACCACACGGCAACGGGCGGCCCGAAGATTGAGCATTTTGACATTTTCGAGCCAGACGTGCGCTACGGAGTGGACGGCAAGCCAAAAGATATTTTGCAGTCAATTTTGCCGGACGAAGTGCGCGCAGATGCCGTCCATTTCAAATTCCTGGAGTACCTGAAAACCGCCAAACAGATGCAGCTTGGGCTGCAGGACCTGGGCAACCTGCAAAACATAAAAATGAACATTGCCAGCGAGACAGCCGACAAGATGCTGGAGTCCATCGGTCCGATCGCCAAGGGCATTGCGGCGCGCATTGAGAAAGGAAACAAAGCGGTCGGCTACCGGATGAAGTTTCTCATTCTGCAATGGTTTAACGTGCGCCGCATGATGGAGTACGTGGGACCGGATAACATTGCCCCGGAGGTCTTTGACTACAACCCGGACGACCTGGTGCCGAGCCACATGCCGGATGAATTTATCAACGGCTACCTGCCTGAGACGCCATCACACTATGACCAACTTACCCGCGCGCGGTGGTTTGCGCGCCAGGTGCGGCTGGCTTCGGTTCCCAACACGCTGTTGCGCATTACGCAGATGCAGGAGCAGCTCAAATATCTGCAACTCAAGCGCGGCAATGCGCCTATCTCGTGGTCCACGGTGATGAAGAAGCTCGGCGTGGAGAATTATGGCGAGGCGAAGGGAACCACAGAGCACGAGAAGTGGTTCAACGAAGAGATTGAATCACAGAAGCTGAAGATTCTGGCAGCGGCAGCGGCGGCGCAATTCATGAAGCAACTGGGAATTCAGCCGCCGGAAGAAGGTGGCGGCGGCAAAGGCGGCAAGGGTGGTGGCGGTGGCGGCGGCAAGGGCGGTGGCGGAGCGCCCAGCGGTGGCCGGCCTCCATCAGGACAGAAAGGGCCGCAGATCAAGCAAAAGGGTGCGCAAGGCGGCAATCCGAGAACAGTGATAACAGAGTCGTAAAACGACAGCAGCGGAGGAAACAGGATGGCTGTAAAGATCAAAGTGCAAAAGGATTACTACCTGACGGAGGTCACGATTGAACCACCCGCTGACTTAGGCGCACTCGACGCTTTGATGAAGGCGACGAAGGGCACAGGAAAGATTACCAGCCTGTACAGCCAAGGCGGTCCTGTGGGTGTCAACGTCGAGCAGCGCACCAAGATTCCAGAGAGCGTGGCAGAAGAAATTCGGCGGCTAATTGGCATTGGCACAAAAATTTTGTAAAAAATGCTTGACATGAAACCATAATCGTCCTACTGGTAAAGAAGAATTAGTGGAGCGACATGCCTCCTTTCCATCCTTGGAGGGGAAAAAGCAATGGCTCAAGACCGAAATGGCCTTGGGCCATTTCCATTTTTACTCCAAGGAGAATCACCATGAAACATCGCAAGAGTGTTCACGCGGGCAAGGCGAGCCACCTGAAGAAAGGCCGCAAGCGCAGCCGCAAGGGCGGATTGAAGAAGACTGCCGTCAAGGCTTAACACCAGCGTCCCAGCGATTGAACCCGCTGGGACGTAAACATAAGCGCAGGCAGAATTCGGAGATCCAATGGCTACCAATCCTCAACCGATGCCAGATCAGCAGGGCCAGGGCGCCGCTCCTCCACAGATGGGCGGCGCACCGCCGCCGGGGAACGCTACACCGCCGCCCGGTGGCGACCAGGGCGCACCAGCGCCAGGCGCCGGCAGTCAGGCTCCAGCCAATCCATTGCAGATGTTACTGGCGCGCTGGTATCAGACGGCAAAGCAAATGGCGGCTGCCGATCCGCGGTTAGCAAGCGGCGCGGAAAAAGTCGCCCAGGGAATTCAGGAAATGCAGACAGCGCTGGTTGCGCCGCCACAGCCAACACCGGCGGGACAGCAGCCACAGTATTAAGAGGCAGTCATCCGGGAGAAGAGGGATTATGCCGACAGTACACGAAATTCTGAAACAGACCGGCCTGACCGATGACCAGATTGCGGCACTGGACACCAAGGTGGTATCGGGCTTCAATAGCGTCTTGACGACCGCAGAGAGTGAGCGCCAAGACGCAAAAGCTGCGGCAGCCCAAGCGGAACTGGATCGGAAAGCCTCGGCGCAAGCAGCGGAAAAGGCCGAACAGGACCGCCAGGCGGCATTGGCAGCGCAGGAAGCTGCGGAAGTGGCAAAACGCGCTAATGCTGAGTTTTATGACCAGTCGATTGCGCCGGCGCTGAACAACTGGGGAACCGAAAAGTCGAACCTGGAAGCACAAGTGGCCTACTACAAAGCACAAAACGAAGGAGCGCGCGCGGCGGGTTTTATTCCCGCAGAAGCGCCGCCTTTCCAAGCGCCAGGTTCGCAACCGGGAAACGGTCAAGCGCGCGATGCTAGTGGCCGCTATGTACCCAATGCTCCAGGCGCCACACCCGGTTCGCCGACTTTCACGATGGACGATGTGCGCAAGGGACTCGGCTCGACGCTGGGAACACTGACAGACATTCAGTGGAAATATCAGAGCCTTTACGGCAAGCCAATGCCGATCTCTCCGACCGAACTTGTGCGACAAGCCGAGGCGGTAAAGCTGGACCCGGCGGTTTATGCCGCGCGCAACTTCAAGTTTGCGGAGAAGGAAGCCGACATGGCGCGCGTCGCTGCGGAAGAGCATGACGCCAAGATCCGGGCTGAGGCCGCCGCGCCCTTCGAGGCGAAGTTGGTCGAGCTTGCAAAGGAAAAAGAAGAGGCGGTCAAAGCGACTGACCGTAAGTGGGCAGAGAAGATCGGCTCCAATCCCGATGTGCGAATTGCGCAGCCCAGCAGATTTGCAGACGTGGCTCGGGCGGTGAAGGCCAATGAGCGGCCGGACCCGCTGACGTTGAACGAACAGCAGCGGCGACAGGCAACATCAGCGGCGATTCGGCAGGAGATCGCCGAGCAGCAGACGGTAGCGTAAGAACGGCAAACGGAAGGGTCGGTGACGAAAAGACCCTGAACGACTGACGACGGAATCAGAGCGACATGCCTCCCTTGGTTGGGAACAAGCAATGGCTCAGGACCAGAAATGGCCTTGGGCCATTTCCATTTCAAAGCCAAGAAGGTGAACCGTGCCAACTGATCCGCTTTACAACGAAATAGACGCATCTAACCTGGAAAGCGTCCGCAAGAATGTGGTGTTCAACAACCTGTTTGTAGACACCCCTTTTCAGGCCAAGCTCCGCAAGGCCGGCGTGTGGGATGAATTTCTGGGCGGCGCGGGCATGATGGAAGGCATCCTGTACGGACGCACACAGGGCGCCGCGGTGAATCCCGGCCAAACGGTCACCGTTACCCGCCAGCAGATCAACACGGGCATCAAGTTCCTGCCCAAGGCGTATGCCACCTGGTATCCGCTGGATGACTGGGAGATGGACGATGGCTCGGGCACGGGCGGCGTGATCAACAGCGGCCCGTCGCGGATTGTGGATGAGTACCAAATCTACATGGAGTGCATGGTGATGACCATGAACACCATGCAGGAAATGGACTCGTTCCGCCACGGCCAGCCCTCCTCATCGACCGTGCTGGACAACCGCATCAAGGCCATCAACGGCCTGGATGAGGCGCTAAACAACGGTGTCGATCCCTCGGTGTACGGCAACATCTACACCACTTACGGCGGCCAGGCGCGCAATGGCAACATTGGCACTGCGCTGAACACCACGCCGCAGTATCTGGGCACCTCGACGGGTGGCACCGGGCAGATTGATTTCGCGGCCCTGATGCAGTTGTGGTCCACCTGCAAGGTAGCCGGCGGCAACCCCACGCTGGGCATCACCAACGTTTTTGGCTTCAAGGCCATTGCGGTGGCGCTCGATGCACAGCGGCGCGACATTTCCAACACCAAGCATGACATCAAGTGGGATGGGCTGAACTTCAACGGCGTGGACATTTACGCCGACCCGCTGGCTCCCTCGGCGCAGGCCCAGAACTATATCGAGCTGGCTCCTGCCAACGGCGCGGGCGGCAACACCAACCTGGCGGACGGCGTGGGATCGAGCACGACCACGGTTTCATTCATCACACCGCAGTTCACCAAGAACGGCGTGAACGTAACGGTGTCGCCAACGGGCTCGAATCTGCCTTCGGTGACCACGATTCAGCCCAGCGAAGTGCTGTATTTCCTGGAGCCGGAGAGTTTCAAGATTCGCCCCACCAACAAAAAGGGTTGGAACTTTGGATTGCGGCGCGCGCCGATGCCCAACAACGTGAGCATCGATGCGCTCTTCATGCGGTTGGGCACGAACCTGTACAACTGCCAGCCGCGGCACAACAACTATGCGT